GCATAAGGACGTTGTAGTAATTGCATACGATGTGCTCCGCGCTTACCTCCCTGGCCGTTGTAGAGGATATGGTCGTTGTAGTAAACACCTGGTTGTTCATAAGTTGCGTTCCACATGTCAAAAGGCAGAGTCCGTTTCTAAAGGAATCAAAGATTCTTGTTGTAGATTTCTTAGAACCTACTTCCAACTCAGGAAGTGATGGGTCTTTTGAGAGGTAAGTCTCCTTTCAGAATACTCCTTACTTCGTATTTAATTTGTCATCTATTTTATTAATCTTTTCTTGAATTAGGGATATCTCAAGAAGATACATACTTTTTTGTTTTTCCAAGTATTCAAAGGTTTCAACCTCTACTAGTGTGGTGGTGGTTTTAATTCCACCTTCTACTTTTTTGTAATCTTCCATAGTTTCTTCTTTTTATGCTCCACTCCGAAGACTTTAGCCTTTGTCTAATGCCAACAAAGGAACTTTGTTCCTTTTTAACAGGAAGGCTTCGCCTTCCAAAGGCATTGTTCCAAGAGACCTTTGGTCTCTGCTATTTGTCAATCTAATTTTTGTACTGCATAAAAGCTTGGAATAATTGTAATATATTACCTACATCTGCTTCATTCCATTGTGCTGTAAGCGTTATGTCCATAGTATCAGTAGTGTTTACTTCTAATATATCACTCAACCAAGCATCAACTTCATCAATCTCCAAGTGAGCATGCATAGCTCTTGAACCAGTTTCACCAATAGTCCTTTGAGTAGCGATAGCGTCTATATGCCAGTGGGCACCAACCATCTTTTTTGTGTCTTGTACTAATGTAGCTCTAGTCACTCCATCTATTTTGAGACGGAGCGTTACCAGATCACTATTACTGGCACTTTCTACCGCACCATTGGCATGAAACATAAATACATTGCCTGCATCAAGGCTATTTGCTGCCATAATTGCTGTCCAAATGGTTGTTTCGTCTGTTGTATTAGAACAAGTTACAGTCTCTACTGCTACATTAGAGGTCCTGTCTATTGCTCTTTGTGTTACACCATTTGTTATATAAAACTTATCTCCATCGTATTCTATAGTTCCTGCTTCTGGAGTTTCAAGGAGTGTTCCAGCTGTAAATTTTAATGGTGCTGTATTAGCAGCTGCTGTGCCTGCTGGTAAGGTAATATGTCCAGAAGCATTAAAATTCGTGTAACTTGAAGGAGCGCCTTCAGAACTGTCACCTATTCTTACTCCGCCATCAGCAAATATATCAAGAAATGTGTCTGCCTGAGAATAAATACCTACTGCGGTATCTCGGAAGTTAACTTTCTCCGATGTATCCATAAGGATATCGTCAGAAAATTTGAAGTAATCCTCGTCTTCCATCCAAGTGCAAAGACCTGAATTGGTTGTGGCATAGAAACTAATCGCAATATCAGCATCAGTTAATCCATTTATGGCTATTGCGCTAATTCCTGCAGAAGAAGCAGCATTAGTTCCACCGCCAAGAACTAAAGTGTTAGAAGTTGTCGCTTGGGCATTATATCCAATTAAAGTTGAATAATTTATTGACTCTGTTGTGCCTATATAACCAGCTCGGGCACCTAAGAAAGTATTATATCCCCCCGTAGTCATAACTCTGCCAGCATATTCACCAATAGCAGCGTTATAAGACGTAGTAATATACCTTAACGCCTCAGCGCCAACTGCTGTATTATTGTGTGTAGTACTAAGTGTATTAAGAGCATTACTACCGATTGCCGTATTAGTAATCCCAGCTGTTACATTCTGAAGAGACGCCGAGCCAACACTCGTATTACCATATCCAGAAGTTAATTGCTGAAGAGCCTGTTTACCAAGTGCTACATTACTAAATCCAGAAGCTAAAGAATATAACGCCTGAAAACCTACACCTGTATTTGATGTTCCTGTAAAAATAGATTTTGCGTCGTTGATATAGAAAATACCAGCGGTAGTATTCTCTTTGGCATCAAACCACATTTTATCAGTTGAAGATAGATCATCATCAGCCGTATTGTCAGTATAAGTAGTTTCTGTATTATTATTGATAGTTGTTAAAAGATAAACCCAACCAGCATCACCTGATTTACTGCGGTAAATTTTTCTTTTAGTAACCCCAGGTGGCCCTGTCGGAATATTAGTAAGATTTACTTGACCATCGACACCTTTATCAACAACCGTTACCGTATTAGACTTAGCTGAGTTTTGTGTCTCTCCATAATCAGTCACATAACATACACAATAGATATGGTCTCCATTATCAACATTACCACCAACTCCTGCCAACGCACCTGTACAAGCGGTAGGAGCAGATACGGTGTTAAACCTCAAGTGTCCATAACCGATTTCAAGTCTCTGTGCCGAAGGAGCAATACCTACGCCAACTCTGCCGTGAGTGGGGTCAGTAATAGTATCTACCTGCAAGGCAGCCATGGAACCGACTTTTAAAGCGGTTGTTGAATCGGCATCTATTGTCGTTATGCCTGCATCAAGAGTACCTGTAGTAGTAAAACTCCCTGCTGTAATACTATTAGGAGTATCAATATTAGCATTACCTACTTGAGTTATTGAGCCAGAAGCATCGAAGGAAGTGTAGTGGGTTTCTCCACCTATTTGGTCGCCAGTATTTAAGACAAAGTCATCGGCTACGTTTAGGGTATCGTCGTCTAAGGTTATATGGTTACCGGCGGCCAGATTGGTATCATCTGAAATATCTATACCAGATAGAGAGGCTGTAGTATGTGTATGTCCGGGATCTTCGGCAACTTTTATCAGGTAATCTAAAGAGGAGGTTACATCGGAATCGGTTTTGCCGATTTTACTTTCTATGGCTTCTATGGCATCGTTGGCATCGGAGTGCTGATCTACATGCGAAACCTCTGATTGCCTGTCTGCTGTTGTAGGATTAGTTAGTGTATCTAAACTGGTTGGAAAGTCAATTGTCATTTTTTAAAATCTTTGTTTGAACATACCATCTAGTACTAGCGAGGTATCATCTAATCTGCTTGTAGGATTCCAACTACCGGATCTAACTCCAACAACCGGCTCTACTTGATGACCAAGCGTAGCAATAATCTCTTCTAACTCGTCTGTTAGGTCCTCAAGTATCTTGCCAAGTTCTGTAAGTATAGAACTACCCTTATCAACTGTAAAATCTCCAGCAAGCTGCTTGCGAGTATCTGCGTCGTTTATTAATTCATATCTTTTGAGCCTTAATAACGCATAGGCCGCATGTGCAGTTACGAATTTGGTCATGTCATAGGTGATAGGACCAAGATGCTGCTTTAATGCAGATGTTGACGAGCTGGCTAAGTCCCAAAACATTCTATTACATTCTATTGAAGATAATAAGATCTGTCTATTAATAAAATCTATAGAGTAGTCAGACAGAAATTCTCCAAACCTTGCTCTGAGTTTTGCGTAGCCTATGTAATACGGTACGTAATTACTGGTAAAGTAGTAGGATACGGCAGCTGCAGTATCTCCGGAAACACTTTGTATGTCTGTTATAGTAATAGTATATTTAGTATTTTCGACAATAGGGTCAGTTGGCGTGAATGTTACCAATGTACCAGTTGTGGTTAATGTACCAGCAACGGTTCCAGTGTTTCCGCTCGGATCACCATCAACAGGACCATAAGTAACATCGAAATTAGTGGAGTTTACCGTTCCAGAAGCAACAGTATCTGAGAATGTGGCAGATATGGTGGGCCATGTAGATTGATTGCTAGTCTTGTCTGCTGGTAGTGCTGTTATAACTCCAAATGCCGATTCTCTTGGATAGGTTACTCTACTAGCTATTGCGGGACTTGCATAGGTTCCATAATAAAATTTTCTATAATCGCTCCAAGGACCTTGAATGGTTCCGGAGGTAGCCCTTACCTTCCAGTAGTAAGTATCGTCCTCTGGATAGGTTTCTGCATTTAATGGAAGTACTACTGCTGAAGTTGCAGAGTTGTAGAGTAATGATTCTGTGTTGAATTCTAATGAGGTTGCTACTTGCACATCATAATTCAGTGCAGAAGTAACTGCTGACCATACTAATGTCGGTATTGTTGTTTGGGAGGTGTCATTTGCTGGTGCTACAAGCGTAACCTGATCTAAAGATCCACTGTTTACTTGAAATACCCAGCTGAAATCTAGTTCCATAGTACGTCCAGCATCTGACTGAACGTCATCTAGTACGGTTACTTGGTAATAGCTTCCATTGGTAAGATCTGCGGACGGAGTAAATGTAAGGGTATTTGTTGCAGTATCGTAGGCACCGTACTCTACGTCTACAGAGTTTCCACTACCTTGTTCAACAAGTAAAATGTAGTTGTTAATGGTAGAAGAGAACTGTGTTAACTCCATACCCATAGAAAATTCTACAGAAATAGTAGGTAGTACGCCTATTCCAGTTGTTGCTGTTGTTGGAGAAAATGCTATTATGGTTGGGTAGAAGTAATAATTAGTTAGATCCATGTAGTTCTCTTGTGTTATGAAGCGAAATAGGTAACGAAGTTACCTTCGAGTGGTGAGACCACTCTTCTAAAAAGGAAGGTGTCCTCTGAATTGTGAGGAAAGGTAAGGAGGCCGGAGGTATCCGACCCCCTTAAAGGTAGCAAGAGCTACCTGATTCTGTTAGTTATACGCTTTTGGTTCTAACAGTATACATAGGTTCGTAGTTATCAGCAAGATGGATATTCTTTATAGCAACAGCACTTTTGCCAGCATTAAGCAGGCCAAGGCCGTAACGCTCTTTGAACTTCATCGACTGAATATCTCGCCGTGGATCTTCAAATGAGTCTATCTGCATTTCGTCTCTCTGCAGAATTACAATACCATTGTTTCGATCACATATGTAGATATCTGTAACCGGACCCGTTCTATCCCCACCAACGCTATCCAGCGTGAGTGTAGTGCTGGTAGTATATGGGCAGAATGGAGTCACTGCCACATTAATATTCCATGGCAGGTTAATCGGTATGTTGTCCATTCCTGCTGATGGATATGTCTGCCCAATAGCTCCGTGCGTAAGCAGCTGGAACTGTAACCGTGGATCTTTCATGAAGATAGACCAGGCAAGCGGGTGGAGAGCTATATCCGTAGGAATATACTCATTAGCTATAAGAGCGCCTATCCCATCAATCAAGTCAAGATAGGACAATGAGCCATTAACATTACCAGATGTATCTACACCACGGGACCATGCAGCTGTAGAGCTCTGGGTATTATCTATTACTGTGAAGGCCTTGTTCTGGAACTCACGGAAGATTTTCTCTTCTTTATGTCGAAGCATAGCATAGCCAGCAGCTTCTACGTAGAGTGCAAGCACATCCCACATAGAATCTCTGATTACGTCTTCACTTACGGCAAGTAAGAGACCTACCTTACCGACTTTGATTTCAGTCATGGCCTCTGCGAACGGAGGCTGGACTTCAGGAAATTCCTGTCCGTCTGCAATATCCTTTGCGCGTACTGCACCGATAGTTGGGAACTCGACGCTACGTACATTATCAATAGCGATAGTTTTTGATAAAATGGTCTGTCCGATCATCATCGGTTCCTTCGGTCTCATCAAAACATCACTTATTACTTTTGGGAATAGCACAGAGGCATCAGGAGAAAATAGTGCTTCCTTCATTGGTATGGTTATACCGGGCCGTCTGTTGCTATCAGTGCTCATCAGTTTATTTAAAAGGGCACACTGTGTCTCAATATATTTGAGATCGATGCCTTCATCATGTCCAGGAACAGCTACTTTAAAGTCTTCGTTAACTTTATCTATGCGATCCTGAACTAACTCACCAAAAAGCTTAGCCATTGTGTAAAAACTCCTTTGTATTGGATTCGTTTGGTTTTTCTATATGGGTTGCTGTGTGAACAGTTATGTAAGAACACAGACTTATATTGGAAAAGAGTAGGGATGGGGCTACCACCCCTACACAGTTCGAATTAGTTAATCATTACTTTGAGAATGCCCAAGCTGTTGGTTACATCGAATATTGCAGGTGTGCCTGCATATCCGCCAACATTTCCACCCGTGCCATCGGTCAGGTTCATTTGGCCTGCGGCAAAGTCTCGACCGTGTACTGATGTATACGAGTCGTCCTCTGAGAAGTAAGTAATTCTTATATCTGTGGCTTCAATTGCAGTACCATCTGCCTGAGTCAGTCCCCAAACGCGCAGTATGCCTGTAATCGGATCAAGTGCGTAGTTTACACCACGTGTCTGATCGTTATTCCAGGTAGCCTTTGGCAGAAGGTTGTATGTACCGGCGGCTCCTGTAGTCCAAGTTCCATTTATGTCTACTTGTCTAATTTGCCCAATTGTATATACATTAATAGGTTTATATCCCGCTACAGGATAGTTAGATACTCTATATTCGTAGCCTGCTACTATTTCTGTAAGATCAGAACCACTATTATCTCTTGTAGTGGTATGTGCAGGTACCTGAGATCTTGGAAGATCCCAAGCTCCGTAGTTATCCAGTACCCACTTCAACCAACCAGGCTGATCATCAGTCAGAAGCTCTAACGATAGCACCTCACCGGCAATCATTTCAGGACCCTGACCATACTCATAGAGTATTACGTGTGCGCTGGTACCTGGAGCACCACTTACTGCCCAGTTTGTACCATCCCAATAAGGATCGACAAGATCCGCATCAGGAATCGGTAGGCCAGATCCGTCCAGTGCTACTAACTGTGTAGGCGTAAAGCACCTATAAGTAGCACTACCTAGTGTAGGAACAAGATCTGGAGCAGATGAAGTTTCAGCAAAAACTCTCCGCTCGAGCCACTTAACTACCTTACCAATGTGTTGGTAGTCTTCCGTCCCGTTTGCATATCCACAGAACGGCGCTATCTTATCGCCTTGTGAAAGGTCTCCAAGAATCGCATTTGTCCATTGACCAGAGGCGAGGGCCTTAATATAAGGCAAGCGAATATATCTCTGCTTAAATAGAGCAGGTCGCCACTGTGCTGTGTTAGCAGTAGCTTTCTTAAATATATTGTACCCAGCAAATCCTAGAGGAGCAATTTGCGTCCCGTTGGACTGGTATTTTCCGGCTAGGGTTAATGTGGTTTCAGAATCCTCAGTAATAGCACTGTTTGTGCCGAGTCCGTATCCCGTTGTAATATCGGTCTGTGCTACTCCTACAATTCTTCCTTTAGGAATAACTACAAAATCAGAGGGAAACTTTGGATCTTGACCTACCGGGGTCAGGGTACTGTCCACCTTGAAAGTTTCAGCCGGTGCATCGAGCCCAGAGATTTCTAACTCCGTTGCCCAACGCTTATCTGTTGAAACATAGCCAATCATAGCCATTTGTTATTTGTTTATCTCCTTAACGTTAACGTTATCTAGGACTTATCTGGGCCCGTGATCCGCTCGATCCTGGCCTTCAGTTCCTCTTTGTTTTTGCCTGTCAGATTGAAGAGTAAAACGGTATCCTCATTTACTTCGGTAAGATCATTTACCATCTGCGTCTGAAGCGGAGTCTCACCAGGGGGAGGGGCTCCATGCTCTATTGAGACAGGACTCTCTTCATCTGTTTCGGCTGTTGGGTCAGTTACAGTTTCTATAGGGCCTGTAATATCAACATGTTTGCCTGTTTCTGACTTTTCTGAGTTAATCAGGTCGCCTATAAGATCTTTTAGAGACTCTTCTGTGCGTTCTGCAAATACTTCACACAGTTTATCAAAGTCTTTTCCATGTGCTGCAGGATAGTCTACTTTTTGAGCAAGATGTGCTGCTTCGTGTGCAAGCAGTACATGTGCTTCTGTAGAGAGTTTAGCTACTAATTCCTCTAAGGCCGTAAGCTTCTCTTGAAGATCCTCATTTGGCTTGGCTGCCTTTTTAAGCTCTTCAGCTTCGCTGGAAAGCTTTTCTATTTCAGCAGCAAGTTCTTCAGGATCTTTCTCGCTCTCGCCTTTCCATGGAGGATCTTTATCCATCTTTTTGTAGTACTTTGTTAGCTGTGCTCTTATACTAGCCTTGTCTGCACTAGATATTTTACCTTTGTTAAGCATGGAGGCAGCAGCAAAGATTCCTGCAGGAACTGCTTTAAGCCTGCCTTCTATAATAGTAGCTATTGGATATTTATACGCCCCAGCTTTATCGGGGTCGGCAGAGTCATACCAAAGGAAGCCCCTTCGATATTTTTTCCAGTCAACTTCGCCTTCTCCCTTTGTTGCCCACTTCTTTAGGGCTTTGCGGGCTGCGCCTGCATCCCAAGAGAGACTTTCGTCTGCCAATGGTAGGTTTTGGTAGGGTACTACAGCTTCATCATAACACTGTAGCATCTCTAGCTCTGCTACCAATACATCCGAAGGAATCTCTGATGGATCTGCCTGTCCTTCAGAAGATTCAGTCGCACACTCAGAGAACGCAGTATACAGCATAGCATAGTTTTCTGGTCCAAGTTCTATTTCAAACGGATCTAATGTTTCTGCAGGGGTTATTCCCTGGAACACGCCACTTTTGTCTTCATCAGTGAGTAGCGTATCCGCCCTAGCTAGAACTACACCCAGAATGCCGGATATCTGCTCGGGAGTATGGCCGTCCTTCTTAATTTCCTCCGCAGCTTTTACAATAGCTTCACGATTATCAAGAGACATTCTATGACATAGCACTTGTGTCTTGTAAGCAGAATCTACTAGTTTGGCTGCATAGAAGGTTTTTTTGCTCATACTAAAAGTCCTTTCGCGTTATGCCGTTATTTTCGAGTGATGATTCCTATCTACAAGAAGCTCGACGAAATTCGTCTGCGGCAATTTTTTCTCCCTGTAGAGTCCTCGGAACTCCTCAGCAGAGTTCAGTATTGTATCGTAGCTTCTTTTGGAGATTCCGAGTGTAAGTTCTTTTGAAACATTGGTTCCTGATGCCAGATCAAATAAATAATCGGCACCAGAATTAGCTAAGAGTATTCTCGCTTCGCCAGCATCTATAGATGATCTAACAACACCAGCATTAACATCGCTTGGAACATTTACAAAGCTAAGTTCTCTGGCCATTATCGATCCCATTATCCAGTAGCATGTCTTACCATCGTATTCCTCGCCTTTGTTATGTTCGCACAATCCCTCTGCTAGGTTCTGGTTACATATACTGCAGTAAACGGTATCTACATCAGCACCTATACTGACAGTTAAAAATCTACCAGTTAGCACGCTTTCTATAGCATATGGGTCAGTAATTGCTGCAATGGTCTGTAACCAACCGCCTTCTGATCGTGCATCATTTACAAATGAAGCATTATATATTCTGCCATAGGGCAGAGTTGCTGGTACTGATCCCATAATATCTGGGCTTGCAACATGGTCTCGTAGTAATGGAACTGGATAGGGATAGAAGAAAGATATTGCGCCTGTACCTTTATTTGGTTCGCCTATGAGACTTTCGGATGGGTAGTATGTTTTATTCCTTGTCAACCAATTAGCAGTAATGGCTCTAATTTCTGTGAACAATACCGTAGGCAAATCTGGATTGATCGTATTTTCTAAGGCTGAGGTAAGTTTAACTTGTGGTAGTGTGTAACTAACCTGTTCTGTTATTCTCATAGAATGGCTCCTATCTGCTTATATGATTTGGGAGATTACTGTAGCACCTAATCCAGCTACTGCAGTTACTAGTACTCCTAATAACCAGATCCATAGAGTATTAACTCTTGCGTCTAATCTGGCATGGTCATCTTTTATAGCAGATACTTCTCTAGCATGATCCTCTTTTATGGTAAGTACTTCAGATCTATCAGCTTTATTTTCTTGCTGTTGTAGAATTATATCAACTTTTGTATTAAGTGTTATGAGTAAGTCATGGTCGCTAAAGCTATCAGATGTCATTGTTATAGAGCCTCCAGCTCTATTTTGTAATTAGATCCTGCAAACACTCCGTGTACGCTAGCAATTGCAGAAGCTATAGTATCAGCATTACTTGCCAAGTGGATAGCTGTCTTTGTTGTGTTGCAAAAAATGGATAGCAATTCATCATTTTGCTTACCAGCGGTTTGTTCAAGGTGTTGCAGATGGTCAGTAGAGATAGTATATGCTTCTTCTAAGCGTAGCGGCTTATTTGCCTCCAGCGTCCTTCTTACGTATTGTGCCAATGCTACAGATAGCTTGGCATACTCTCCCAAAATTAATGAGGAGTGCTGGTTCTTTGGCTTTACTTTATTTTTTAGTGTGCTTTTGGCTGGTTGTGGAGAAGAAGGCCCTTTTTGCCCAGTATCTGTATCTTCTGGGGTTCCAGATCTTATACTGGCTAGAGGTATTTGTACTTTGTAGAGATATAGGTTTTCAACTTCTTCGGGAGTAAGTGATTGTAGTCCAAGTCTATCACGTAACTCATCGAGTGTTATTGCGTTGCCTGTATATTGAAGGAGAGCGTGTTCCTCTAATTTGATTTTGCGGTCTCGGTCTACGTCATCAAATTTCCAAGTTACTGTATCATTTGGATTAGATAGCGGATCATACCCGCCTTCCAAAAGTAGTTCATGTATGATAAAGAAGTTTATATAAAATTCAAGCTCTCGTTGATATAAACGTACTTGATCAAACATTACTGACGCAAAAGACTCTGTAGTACCTGCTGAAGATGTTGAAGCCTCTCCCATAACTACTTCAGACAGCCCTAAGCCAGCAAATACTCTTGCTTTAAGTGCTTTTAAGTAACCTTCTGCACGTAGTGCTTTATTTTCCACTCCAAGTATTTGGAGCTTGTGTCCTGGTGGGGTTACTATGTAACCATTTACTGCAGATACGTTGTGTGCTCTTGCAGCGGCATCTACATCTGCTTGTTTACCAGTACCAGTATTAGTTGTATCAGGAACTTCATGATGAATAAGTGGGTTTAGGGATTTGAAGATTAGTTGAATAATCATTTCTTCAGAATGCCTAAGAGCTCTTATATCATCTAAAACCGGAAGTAGGTGCGACACTCCCCAAATACGTCCAGATTGCCTATTGTGTCGTATGTGAATTACATCATCAAACTTAAATATCTTTGCCTTCTTGCTCGTGGCTGCTTTATGTTCCCAGCCAGTAATCTTACCAGATTTATCTATAAGTGGGTTCATTAATAGCGGATTTGCGGCGAAGTAACCACCTATAGGCTTTTTGCCATGAAGACTTACAAGACGTATTCCAGGAACCGGATTAGTTCCTTTCCAACGTCCTTTTACAAGAAAAGCATTTCCAAATTTAATATAGTCGTGTATGAATTCCCAAAAATGTAGTTGCCAACAATCACCCATAGCAATAGTCATTATATCAAAACGTTGTTGTATATAACTTAGAGCCTTTGGATTTTTTGATTCTAAATGGTATCCTTCTTTTAATACTTTATTGAAGAATTCGTTAACACCGCGATGAAGATATGAGTCTGCCATATATCCATTGTGTATGGCTTCAAGATCATATTCAGGTTTAGATGCAGAATTTAATGCACTGGCTCTAGAACCACCGCCAATATCAAACGGTATTGTTGGATCCTTTAGCAGTGGAAAATCATGTGCTTTTCTAATACTTCTAGCATTACGATCTACATAACTAAACCCAGTTTCAGGGCGAGGTAGTTCTTTACGCAAAATCAAAGCCATGTATTATTCCTCTTGTTGGCCTACCAACTTACCTATTGCTAAAGACAGGGAATATTGGTTTATAGGGTCGTTTGGTTGGATCACTAACAGCGGGAAGTTGGCAAGTTTACAATAATGTATATTTCTGGATTCTTGTTTCATATAAGCTTCCCAAGTTTTCTTGCTAGAAGTAAATGGAGTATACTTACCATAGAACCTCTTGGTTACTATTATTGCTAGAGGCAGTTCGTGAAATACTAAATCAAGTGCTACAGACTCTTTAACATTTTGCCAGTGATAGGTTCCATGTTCTATATATGGATATTCAGAGAGTGGGCCATCGGGACATGTAAGTGTTTGTCTTACTTGTTCCAAGCGCTGTTGATGCCAATACTTATTGCGTCTATATAGTAGTAAAGCGTGAAACTTATCTAACAAGTTTATAATTATGCTACTGATTAGCAGCAGTTTCATTAGGGCCCTCCCCTAAGGACAATGGTGTATCTGAAAAATAATTTGTAGGAAGTCCGGGTTTCTTTTTGGCAGCTGTCATATCATGAGTAAAAGGTAGTTGTTTAGGGGTTAGGTTGGTTGCATCGGCTTCGTCAGAGAAATGTATGTTAAGCTCGTTAACCATTCCCATAAAAATATCATTGCTTCCTAAATGGCCTACATCCTGTGTTTTGGCTTCATTAGCAACATCTAAAACACGCTGTATTACATCTGTATCTACAGCTCCTGTATCTAATGCAGACTCTATTGAAATAATTGCTGCATCTAGTAATGGTAGCCATCTTTTTGCGAGTAGTAGTGCTCTGGGAGCTCTTTTTGCTCTATCTAGTTGTAGCTTTGTACTTGATCTTCTGTATCTGTAAATATCGGCAAGTATGTCTGAGTATTTGCGATCTAGGTCAAGCATAGAGTATAAAACAGCATCTGTGAAAGCATTCCATGCTGGACAGTATCCTAATGGATAAAGGTCATGTAGAAACTCCTGTACTGGGTTTACTAATTTTATTCTTGCTTTTGTATAGACTAGTAATGCTCGATTTAATGCTTCATGTAGAAATCTATTTGATAAGGTATTACGTAGTCTATGACTTATTGATTTCCAATCTGCAGCATACAACGTAGTATAGTACATCATCATTCGACGTAGTGCATACAGACTATGCAGCAGCTTATATATTTTTGGTCTTTCGTTAAGAGCGGTGGGGCCTCCTAATAAAATCTGTCTTACTACACACCGCCGTATTCCAGCACCGTATATACGTATAGCCCTTAGAATCTCTGCTCGCAACTTTTGAGCTTCAGTAGCATCAGCCTTAATAATATCTAATATTGGCTTAGATGCTTGGCGGTCTACACCGGATTGTGTATTTACGTTTTTGTAGAAACCACGAAACAATTCTGAATTCAATATGGAAATGCTTGTCTTTAACTGAGACTTCATTTCCTCTACAATAGATGCGTATAGTAGTGAGGGTCTTGAAGATCTTGCATTAAGGCAAAGGTCTTCAACATCATCAGCAGCTGCTATCATTCCATACTCTTCACTACCAAGTCCGGCCATATATTCAGAAACTGTAATTGTTTCTTTTCCCAGAAGCTTTTTAGATTCATCAGAAAGTGGCAGCGGTTCGCTTGGGACAACTGATAGGAGTAGTTGCTGTAACTCATCCAGTTTTTTGACTTCATAGTCTAACGTATATCTAACATCTTCTATTTCCTGATCAGCCTCTTCTTCCCCAACCTCTACTAATAGTTGAGCAGGAGAAACTTCTAAATCTTGTGCTTCTACAAATTCAGGAGTATAAGAAATATCTGGATGTGTTAGAAAGTCTTTGAAGTCCAAAGTAAGAGCCCTATTCAAAATCTTGAGGAGTTTCACTCCTAGAAGGCAGACAAAATCTGCCTGTAGAAGAAGTAGCTTATTCCGTAGGTAGAGGGAATGGGGGAGGACAACACACTCCCTCCAACCTACGAAAGCTTGCTAATAGTATTGTGGAACAACTTTGTCTCCAATACTAGTATCTTTACTTTTTGCCGATTGGGAATGTTTATCAGCGGCCAGCAGATGTAACTGGGCTTCCGTATACGCTTCCCATATTTCTATATTTAGTATGTCTAACTGTTCCCATGCTGCAGCTCGTTCATCTGTACTATCAGCAGCAGTGGCATTGAGCTGGGATAATACTTTGTTGTATTGTTTCTTAAGTGTTTCTGATGTAATCAGCAATGAGGTAAACTTTGCTGTATGTGCATTAGCTGCGTCTTGGTGAGTAGCATAACTTGCCATAGGTTATCTAAAAACCCTTTCGTTGAAATGAAAAATCCGTGTCTTTAGGAGGGAGCGAGCCTCTAGTAAAGGTCCGCTTAACTGGACCTGGCGAGTCTGTCTGGACAGTAATAAGTGGTTTGAATTCTGGAAGGTTGTCGGTATCATCAGTTACGTATTTTGGTGCTGGCAAGATAAAGCTTTCTGTTGCTGCCACATACTTAAATGGGTCGGTAAAGTTTTTATGTAGTGCATATGCTGCCAGTACTGTAGCATCTATAATATGCTCATTTTTGTCTGAGTATTTTACAGTAGATTTAGAAATCCCAACTACTTTATAGCCTTCAAGTTGTGTAGTAAAAGTTTCATGGTATTTGGAGTAGGCAAATTTGTTGTCTTCCATCCACTTAACTAGAATGTTTATCATTACTGGTTTAAGTGGCTTTTTTACAAGGCCTCCTGCTGGATCAGGAACTTCTACATAGTCTCCAAAAGTGTATCCTTCAACCTTTGTTTCTAAGTTTGTATGTGGAAAATCTACTCCATGTTTATGGAGAGCTTCTACCTGCATTTCTCCATAACCACGATCTACGTATATATGGTTACAGTTAAAGATTGTGTCTAAAGCTATTACTCTCTGTACTGCTTCGTTTAGTACATAGTCGTTTGTTGGGATTTCCTCTGCATAGATCACTTTAAAGTGTTGGGCTGTGGGATCTAATTCCAATATGACTATATTTGGACCAGCTTGAAACTTATCCCAGTCTACTCCCATTGTACGAATAGCTTCTGGAACATGAAAACCTGGTTGGTCTACTTCTTCTTTTGAGTAATAATAATAATCTCGTTGGGCTCTATCAATATAAGAATTTTTGAATACGCCTGCCCCGATGTCAGGAAATTCTGCTAACCACTCTTGATTCCAAGTGGCCTCAGTTTCAGCATGCTTAATTAACTCTACTTTGTCTTTTGGGTAGTCTGGATTATCGATAACCGACATGAATATGCGGTTCCAAGGCTCAGCGACACCTTCTTGGCTCTCAGTACACCATTTATAGTATATACCACGGTCTGCTGTAGGCGTACCGGCAACCCAACAAGTAACAAGTCTGTTCGCATCTCCATACATAATTGGAGTAATGGATGGCCAATCGTTAGTACTTAAGAAGGCAGCTTCGTCGATAATTACTTCGTCTGCTCCTTGACCTCGAAGTATGGTGGCCTCTCGATTGGATGATGCTCCAGTTGTAAAACCTTTGATAGTAGAACCATTTACAAACCGCATGGCTGCTGGTCGTTTTTGGTTATTTACTATAGAGGAAGACAACCCAGGGCTTACCCTAATAAAGTCGTTTATCAGCTCAAATAATACGTCAACTTTTGATTGATCTGGGCATATGATTAATACTTGGCTAGATTCTTGTGTAAAAACCCTCCACAGCGCACGTATTGCCATACTATACGACTTGCCTGCTCTCCTATGTACCCGAATGATTGTCTTACGGCTTTTGCTTGAGAGGATCTGTTTCTCTACAGTATTGAGAACTAGAGGCTCATGTGTAAAAGTATCTGGATCACGTAAGACTGCTTCTGCCCATAAAATTGGATCTGATACAATCTGAGCCAGTGCTTGTTTCTCTTTTGCGGATAGCTTGTCGGTTGGTAGCATTTTTGTTGGGGAGTTTGTGTTGGAAAAAGGGGTTTGCTGGTGTTAGTTTTTCAAGCGGGGAACGACGTTGCCTGTATTATCTGCGGCCATAGCGTTGGGCCATCATAGCAGCTTCAGAACCAACAAAGCCGCGACCAATGCCTAAGGCTTGTATACCTTGTTGCTGCGCTCGCAGCGTTGCATCTGTGTGGGAAAATGAATGTGAAAAAGGAGAGGCAATCTCTCTTCTCCATGTTTGGTAGCTTCTATATCTATTATATGCAGCGGTTGTACCAGCTTTTACCAGGCCTGGTCCCTGTAATAAGGCTAAGACGGGCATAAAGCCCATGGTTGCGTATAGTACGCCTGCTGTACCAGCCTTAGCTCCAGCCAAGAGTAAATTCTCTCCGCTACGTACTCTTTCTCTAAATTCGAGATATGAGAAGCCAAAGCCTAGAGCGGTTCCGGCTATGTGCATGCCGATGTTGCCTGTTTTTGGTGCCACTCCGGGTAATTTTGGCATGTATTACTGCTACTTTCTTGCAGAATAAAGCGAAAGTGTGAGGTCTCCAGAAGCTCCCATCATGTCATCTCTCGTAACTTCTAAGCGTCCAGACGGAGATACTTCTGCTCTATATCCTTTGTATTCGTTGCGCATTGCCGAGCCGAGTCCTGCAATTGCACCAGCACCCAGGGCTCCGCCAACTAATCTATTTTGCATAGCTGCAGATAGTTGAAAAGGAAGTGTACGGTGTGTTCCTAATAATTCGGGAGCGAAAAGTGGTATTCTGCCACCAAGTGGGCTTGCTGTAGCAGCACGGTAGCCTATCCTGGTTGTAGCAGCAGCAATATTGGCCACATCCTCTACAACACCTATAGCACCTCTTGCTGTGCCAATAACTATTCCAGGGGCAAAGTTTATAGTATCTCTTGCTGTTTCTTTGGCTCCCCGTGCTCCACGACCTAAAGCTCCTTTAGCTCTTTTAGCACCTACTTTGCCAGCTTTGAATCCTGTATGGAGAGCTCCACCAAGTACTCTCGAAAAAGCTCTATTTGCCCAATATCCTGGACCCATTACTTAGTAGCCAAGAGTTCTGGTTGAGAACCCGCTTACCATTCTGTAGGCTTTCCTTTCATAGTCTTGCCATCTGCCAGCACCTCTACCCGCTCTGCCAACAAACCTTGAAAACTTTCTGAATTGGGTTCCTCCAGCGCCAATGTAACCTAAATAGCTCCCACCTAGCATTCTATTTATTCCAGAAGCTCCTCCCATAAGACCTAGACCAGCACCTGCCAATGCTCCCTGCCGTGCGCCAGTCCCAAAGCCTCCACCACGAGCAGAGCTAATAGTTCCTCCAACAAGAGCCCCGCCAGCAGCATAACCTCCAACTCCAATAATGCCTCTTCGGAGAGATCCGCCAACTACACTACTTATAGATGCTCCACCTGCTCGACCAGCTCCTCGAAAAGCACCTATCAATGGACCTAAGTTTGCCATGATCTATACCTATCACCTCTTTTTTATGTTACCAGCCTTGGCTGGAGCATACCCATTAGGGGGTTGTGGAAATTTTACAGGTCTCGGTGTCTTAATTGAAGTCTTAAGTATCCTGTCCGTTGT